CGACGCGCTGGCGCATGTCGGCATCGAGACGCATCAACGCCTTGGTCTGTTCCCCGGCCGGAAGGATCGCAAGCTGTTCAGCCAGTGCGATCAGTGCGGGACCAGCAGGGCGATCTGGTGTGACGATGATAGGTGCGGTAGCGACCGGCTGCTCGACAGGCTGTGCGGCAGTCGGCTGCTCGGGCATGCCGACCATCGGTATCGCGCTGTCTGCCGGCACACGTGCAGCCTCGTCAGACCATTCGCTCTTGAACGCATCGATTGCCGGTGCGAGCGTATCGATCGGTGCAGCAAGCGCGGCATCTGCAGCAGCAATGGCATCGTCAGTGGTCGGTGCGGCGGCAATGTCGTCGACGGTGGGTGCGGGACGTGCGAGCGATCCGAGCAGATTGCCACCACCGCCCATTGCTGCGCCGACGAGCATGCCTTGCGCCGCAGCCTTATCAACACCTTCCATCAGCGGTTTGCCGAGCGCTGCGTTCTGCCACACCTGTTCTTGCGCAGACTGCGGCAGTTCTTCAAAGACACCTTCGCTCAATCCGCCTTCAAGGATGCGACGAACGATACCTTTCTTGACAGTCGCAACGGCCGCGTCCTCGCTTGCATCAGCGGCGATGCCTTTGACCAGCATCGTATCAACGTCATCAACGCCGAGGCGTTTTGCAAGACGACCACCGATGGCACCGAGCGCACCTGTGCCGATACCAGATGCAATGGACATAGCAGACTGTGCGGCGGTCAGATCGCCGGTTGTCTGGCGAGTGCTCTCAGCCATAGAGCCTGCCGTGATCGAACCTTCGCCGATCGCAGCCGCAATCCACGGAGCGACCTTCGGCGCGGCAGCAACTACACCACGACCGACGACGCCGCCTGCGCCCATCGACCCGAGCGATTCAATTGCGCCGTGCGCGATGACGCTAGGATTTGCAAGCAGCGCACCGATCGTCGGGAAGAAACCGTCCGCTTGATCGACTCGACGATTTGCCGCTTGTTGTGCCGGCGATAGTTCTTCGTCGAGAATACGCTTGGCTTCTTTGAATCTGACGCCTGCGCTTTCAACCAGATTGCCGACCGCACCGCCAGTGGGAATGTCAGCAAGACCGACTGCTGCTTCCGGTACTGAGATTGCAGACTTTAGTGCGGATATACCGATGTCTTTTACGGTTCCGCCGAAGGTGCGTTCTGCCGGTTTGTCGGCAGATACAGGGTTGCCAGATTCGTCATAGTCAAATCCGCCATTGACGGCCGCACCAACAGGTGCTCCGTTATCGTCGTAATCAAAAGCCATTTTTGGCCTCTCCTAACAGGAGGTTAAAGGGGTGCTACAGTGTTTCGCGCGTTTGAATCATACCGTTTTTACCGTACTCGGGCTGAAGGAGGTTGGCTGTTACACCTGTAAATGCCGGTTTCTGTGTAGGGGCTGCGGCAGCAGGCTTCTTGCCAGCTTTATGAGCAGCAACCAGTGCGTCAGCTTCTGCGCGGGTTGTAGCCTGCCCGATCACCTTGCCGCCGACACGTACATCCTGTGGCGCACCACCAGCAGCCGGCGCAGCCGCCGTCTCGACCTTCTTCCATTTATCGCCGAAATGGGCGGCACCGATCTGATCGTATTGCTTGAGTGCACTCGCGGTAGCTGCCTTGCTCAACTTGTATTCAGATTCAGCGGCGGCCAGTTGTGCAGGATCGGCAGCTACGTTCTTGCGAACAGCATCGAACGCCTTCGCTGCTTCAGCTTCGGCTCTATGTGCAGAACTCACATATGTCGATGCCATTTCAAGTTGCGCCCGTGCGGCCGGACTGATACGTTCTGCACCAGCCTTAGCTTCCAGTGCCTTGTTATGACGAACGGTTTCTTCCCACACCTTGTCCTGTCGAGCTTCGGTAGTCTTCCACTTCTCGTCGGCAGACTTCTGCGCGGCAGCGGCCGTATCGCGCCGCTCCGTCTTGTCCTCGTGCCGATCGGCACGATCGTAGAATTTACCGGCGTCGGTGATCAAGCCCTTCTGCGTCAGCGCATCACCAACCTCACGACTGTACTCGTGCTCGGCCTTCGGTTGCTGCATCGTACCGAGCGACGAGCCGTCTTCGGTCGGACCCGATATCGGCACATCCTTGGTGCGAGACACACCCCGAACGATATCGGCAATACGCGCCTGCTTCTCCTGTTCGACCTTCGACTTCAATGCCTCAAGGTTTGTCGCGTCTTCCAGATTTCGCTCGCGCTTGATCGAGTCGCCGATAAGACCGGCACCAGCACCGGCCGCCGCTGCTACACCTGCTCCAAAGTCCCAAGGCATGTTATGCTCCTTGCATGTGTTGCTGCATCTTGGCGGCGATAGCGGGGTCTTTCATCGCCTCCGAGGTCTTGCCGAGAATCTGGTCGAAGTTTCCGCCAGAACCCTTCATCACAGTTTCCGACATGGCCCGAGTCGCGGTTTCCAGATCGGCGGCCGATCCTTCGATACGACCCGTCTGTTTCATGTAGTCGAGAATCTCGGTCATCAAGACACCGGTTGCCGGCCCGATGAGCGCCTTTGGCAGCGTGCCGCGACTCTCGCGCATGAGCACGCTCAACAACTCGGCAGCGCCGGCACCTGCAGCCTCTGCAGGATTGTCGGACGATTGCAGCCGCTTCTCGACGACGCTGTTGGTCGTCTTGTCGTACAGAATCTTCTGGCCCGCCAGAACGATCCGCTGCAACGCTGCTTGCTGATCTGCCGGCACCTTCTGCTCGAAGGCGGCACGAGTCTTTGCGATTACATCTTCGGCTGCAGTGCCTTCGTCGATAAGTCCCATCACATGCTCCTTGATTGAATTAACCCTGCCGGCCGAACGCCGGATGCTGTGACCGGCGTTTGTTTGTACGGCGACGCACCGGTGGCCTGTATGCCACGCACCGACGGTATTGCATTGGCATTGGCTGCCTGTGCCTGCATCTCGGCAGTGCGTGCATCGTACAGTGCCGCCGTCGAGTTGCTTGCATTGGTGGATGCCTTCAATGCGTCAGCTTTTTCGGACGACTGGTACATGCCGGCAATACCCGTCAGCGCAACCTGCGACAGTTCTTTATTCTCTTTGCCGAATTTCAGAATCTTGTCGAACAGACTGGCACCCGTGTCGATGCCGGTGCTGGCAGCAGCCTTGACAGCACTTAAATTACCACCTTGCTGCGCAGCCGCTGACATCGCATTGACGGGCTCACCTGCCGATGCGATATTGAGTGCAGAATTGGATGACGGACCTGCTGCGGCTGCCGTGTCAGCAAGTGGCGATGCGCCGGCCGCCGAACCATCAGCAGCCAACATGGTCGGCCCTGTATCGGGACCGGTAACGACGCCATCGACACCTAGTGTCGGTTGTTCGATCAAACCGGGCGCTGCTGTATTGACAGACGCGGCATCTGCCAGATTGAGACTGCCAGCATCGACAGGTGCGCTCATGTCGGCAACTTGACTGGATGTCATACCATCGACCATCGTGGCACCGTCAGCAGGTATCGCCGCCGAACTGATGTTGCTTGACGTAGATGATGCCCATGATGTATTGACTTCACCAGCCCATGACTTGAGCCCCTCGCCAAACATACCACCCTGCGCCATCGTGCCGAAACCACCGACAAGTCCCATGACGCCGCCGATCTTTGCAAGGTCGGAATTGCCCGTCACCATACCGACGACGCTGACAACCGCACCGATGGCCGCGATCGTTTCAAAGGCTGTTGCCACCGCAAAGAACGCAGTTACCGGCTCATTGCGCTCACCAAACGCAGGACCGCCGAACGGATCACCTATCGGTGCGTCAAGTGACCATGCTCGCGTCATGGCGCGTGACAGGTAGGTTTTCTTAAACATGGTTCATCCTTTCGATCCGATAGTAAATGTCGTTGGTGTCACGACCTGACTCAACAAACCCTAACCGTGCAACAAACTCCTGACTTGCCGTTCGCCACGTCGGGACACGAGTTACCGCATGCCCGTATTGCTCAATCAGCCCACCGAGATGCTTCAGCAACAACCGTCGCGTTCCTGCCATCCCCGGTGTCCATGCTACGTGAATCTCGTTGCCCCGGATCAGCACGACTCCGATCAACACCCCGTCACGTACAACTGCATGTCGGGTAAAACTGGACAGCGCCTGCAGATACTCTTCCTTCGTGCAAAACAAAAAGCCCGACACCTGCGACCACAGCAGGTCGTCCATCACACGACAGCCGGTGCCGCACTGAAGTTAAGCAACTCGCCGAGATTCATGTTACCGATCGCGCCGGCAATCTCGAAGCCCTGCTTCATCAGGTAGAACTGGTTATCGACCGCAGCCTGCTTTGCTGCCAGTGTCATATCCTTGTTCGCCTGAATGTCCGAAATATTTTTTACGGTCTGCTTATACATCTCGCTGGCCGTTGCCGAGTTCTGCATGGTCGTCTTGTAGTCAGCTTCGATTGTGGCAAGCTGCGTCTTCATTGCCGCGTCCATGTTTGACTTCATCGCATCGACGGTTGCTGACAGATTTTTGCCTGTCATATCGTTGATGCCGGCCGTGTTGGTCTTGAGCGCCTCGTTCTGGTACGCGAGGTTTTGCTTTGCATTCGTGTCATAGACCGACGCGTCAGCCTGTGCGATTGGCAGCGCAGCCGCGTATGCTGCTTGGTCACTGGCCGTCACCGCGAGAGACGAATTGAACAGGCCGCGCGAGTTCATCTGCTGGTTCGCGCTGGTGCGGGCCATCTGCATTGTCGGCGAGTTCTCGTCGATCAAGCCTTTCATCTGACCGGCGACAGTTTCCTTCGTCGGATCGACGGTGCGCTGTGCCGAGTTGTACGTGGCAGCCTGACCGACAGGCGGGGTGACGGCAGGAAAGGTCGTGCCGTCCGTATTGGCGACCGTGCCGGGTACGGCAGTCACGGGTTGCACGAGAGGGGTGTTGATGAGTCCCTGTTGAATGTCGTTTGCCATGCTAGTCTCCTATGGACAGCCTACCTGAGAATTGTATCGCTTGTGAGCCGTCATACACGTCGGCAGGGTCCATCCAGTTTTTGTACTCAGGAGAGTCAGCACCATAGACCTTCGCCCCGAGATATCCACGCCAGCCCCATAGATTCCAAGTGATGAACGGCAACGGTACGTAACTGTAGAACCGCAGAACCTGCGTGAAGTAGGGCTCCTTGAACCAGTTGCCTTCCTGCCCTAGAGGATGCAGTACATCACCCCAACGCAGGGCAAGGGTCACGCCGAAGGTCGAACGCTTCGGATTGGTAATACCTTCGTCGCAGGTGGTGATTTGATTAACCTTCACGGGGATAGTCCAGTTTGTGCTTGCGAATCACAGCCCGTGCTGCTTCGCGGGATTGGCGTAGTTCTACTTCCCGCTCAGGTTCGTCCTTCAGCAGCACAGCGTGTCTGTCAATGTTGAACAAGTAATCCGTGGCGGAGAGATGTTGTTCCGCGTTTCGCTTGTCTTTGTCAGCCTGCTGGCGTTCCAGTTGCTCCTGGCTCTTGGGAGTGACGACGATGTAGGGCGCATCATCCAGTTCCTGTGTGTATTCGATCTCGTCGTTGCCACGGGCAGGATCAGCAATCTCAATCAGCCCTGCACGTTCCCGGATTTCAGGAGTGTCGAGCTTTGAGAACCCCTTGTACGGGCCGTAGATGTTGACGCGCTTCAGTGTGTCTTTATCAATGAACATTTTGTTTTCCTTTTATCAGCGAGCGGGACTTGGGGATACGTTGCTGCCTCCCATCGGGAACTCAGCGAAGGCGGCGAAGATGTAGGTGTCGCTGCCTGTGTTATTCTCATTCGTCGAGTTGTTCCTCACCTTGAACCCATTTGCCAGAACATCAATAGAAATTGTCGTTTCCGCATTTGAGAGATTCGGATACACCACTGCGCTGTTGTCGTTGTAGGTGTTTCTTGCAGTATCGTGAATGACCCAATTGCCTGCGATTGCAGTGGTTGCTTTCAGCATAATGAATCTCGGCCTGAATCCGCAGAACACAAACGGGCCATCAGTCGAGCCATTCCCCACATACGAACCGAACTTGCTGTATCCGGCGATTTCTGCGAAGCAGTAGGCTACATAGGTTGTTGCACTGTTCGGGCCAGCACCATTCCCCAAGGAAAACACAGTAGAAGTTGGCGCGGTTCCATTCCACGCTGCTGTCGCTGATGGCGATGAAGCTACTGTTGAGTTCAGAAGAAGATAATTGGTAGCCCCAGTCATAGCTGTATAGACGTACCAATCATTAGTACCTGCGCCACGCTGCTTCACAATCACCATCTTAGGCGCAACACCCAACCCATGCCCCACAGTAGCGTTTGCTCCTGTTCCCGTATAGGTAACAATCGAGAACCCCGCCGTCTGGTTCGCACTGACCGTGGAGGTGATACTTCCATCCGTGTTGCTTGCTCCTGCGCCATTGGCTTTCCAGAGCCAGTCGACGTATGCTGCTCCAGAGTCATTAAACCCCACAGTCCCCACACCAGAACCCCCACTGAATCCATCCGAATTAAGTGCGGTCAGGTTGTTGCTGTTGTTGGTTTCAGCCCCCGTCGAGGACGAATCGAGATAGGTATAGACGAAGGACAAGCCACGGGAAAATAGCCTATGCCCGTCAGTACCCGCACCACTACGCTCTTTCGTCCACACGAAGTCAGGCGCTAGTTGTTTTCCGGTGACGCTGAACGAAGCACCTGTACCAGTCCTAGTATTAGCATCAAAATGCAACGCAGGTTTCGGTATCGCCACCGCAGGAAGGTTTGCGGTGCAGAGGGCTTTGTATCCTGTGGGCGGGGTGTAGGTGAATGGGCGCTGGCCGAAGTTAATTTGATACGCGCCAGCGCTAGTTCCTGACCCATACCCAACGGCAGGGAACAGAGTCCCGCTGAGACTGCTATACATTGTGCCTTGCGTCGCGTTGTTTTTGTATGCGGTCAATGTTCCAGCCCCAGCGTCGTAGGCAAAGGCGATTATGTCATTAGTAGTGTATGTTGCACCGTAGGCGGAACTTGAACCGCTGTTGTATTTCACCGCGTTGGCGGCGTAGGAATAAGCATCAACCCCACTACCTAGATAATTTGTTAGTGAAGATATTGGGCCAGCAACCCCTAACTGAGTTGATGCGCCAACTGCTGTTACTAACACTTCCCAATACCATTGCCCTGTAGAAGGCAGTGCTTGCGTTGAGCGAGAAATACGTGTGGCGGCTGAAACGTCGTATCGTAGATTTGCCTCTGAAAGCGTCCCTGCCCCAAAATCCAGAGGATTCAACGTCGCATAGTTATTCGTCGGCGTATCCACCATGCTGTCATACGTCACACCGGCAGTTACGCTGATGTTGTTCGTCGTCCAGTAGTTCCCGTTGCCAGATACATCCTTGCCGAGTCCTGCGTTGCTACCTGCGGTGACTGCGGCATCTTTGAAGTCGAGATGGAATCCGTTGGTGCCGTAAGTTCCGGCGTAGCCTTTGGGAACCCATACGCCATCAGAGTTGGTTTCACCGAAGCTGGAAGGCGTGAGTGCTTGACCGTCGACGAAGTAAACGTCGGAGAGGTAGCCGTCTAGGATGTTGGTGTGCCCTGTGGGTAACACACCCATGTTATGTTCTACGGATATGGTGTTGACGTAGTAATTCTGGTTTGTCGGATTAGCGTCACCTGCACCAACATAGCTAACTTCTGTGCCATTCACATATATTTTTGCGGAGGAATTCAGCGCGTCCCACCGCAGAACAACGTGCATCCATGCGGAAGGATCGCGGTACTTTGCACTAGAAACTCTTTGTCCAGCAGCAACGCCACCTACTGCGGCGACTACGGCTAGGGTGTCATCATTCTGATAGTACAAATTTACGTAGTTGTTCCCGCCCGCATCACGTGCAGACAGCAATGTTTGAGCCGCAGCTTGCCCTGACTTCTTTACCCATCCACTCCAAGTCCAAGTTTTACGATCAGAGGTACTCCCCGGCGTCCTACTAAAATACGCACTCGCACTCGCCCGTAGCCGGACGGAGTTGGAGATTTGAAGGCCACCAGAAGGATGACCAATCGGAGGAAAGATCACGCGAAGTCTCCTGCATGAGCCACCAGCACATTCGTACCATCAGGACTCCAATAGGAAATCCAGTATTCGCCAGTGGCACTTACAGCGCTGAGGAAGCTGCTCGTTACCTTCGTGGTAGCCGCTGCTGCAATCGCGTAGTTAGCTCCATTCACCAGATAGATACAACCGCGCTGTCCTTGAGTGATGTTGGTAAAGGTGAGAGTGAATCCAGCAGATGGCGTACAGAGGAAATCCATCGCAGCATTCATGTCGAAGCTGCCATCATTGTCTGTTGTTGGTGTGGCTCTCTGTGAGCCTGTCCATGCTTGATCGGTACTAAGTGTAGCGACCGTTGCACCCTCTACAGCCATCACTCCAGCAGAGACGCGGGTGAGCGTGGTGTCGGTATTTCCGAGTTCGAGACTGGCAACAGAGAATGCCTGAGAAAGAGAGCCGGCAAGCGCGGCATACAGCGTATCGAAGTAGGTCTTGAGGAACGCCTTGAGATTTGTCAGTGACAACTTCTTCATCGTACCTGCGTCATTCACCGGCAGCAAGTCGGTGTCGTTTGGCACAGCCGCGCTGGATGCCGTAATGCTTGCAGCATTGATGTAATCCGTACCAGCAACCGCAACGCTCGGTATCCCGGTCGTGCTGATCTTGAGTAGTCCGTCACCGCTGATCGATGCCATCGCTGTGCCAGATGCGTTGATATAGACAATCTCATACGCATTACCAGTCAGCGCCGGCAGCTTGTCGAAGCCGGCTGCAATCGATGCAAACTCAGCACGCATTGCCGGCGTGACAAGCTGGCTGCCTTGTACGGGAGTTCCGCTCGCATTGAAAAAATCGTTTGACATTATCGCATCCCTCGGCGTGGCGTGTAATGGACGATCAGGCTGTTGATCGTGAATTGACCGGTGTAATCGGTGTTATTTGCAAACGTCATTGCGATGTTTTCGGCGGTACCCATCAGTTCGATCTCGTTCGGGATCAGCGTTCGGCCGTCCCATATCAGACCGCTGTCCCATAGCAGACCGCTGTCCCAATTGCCGACAGAGAAGTTCGATGCGTAGCTTGCCGTTGCCTGTGGTGCAATCTCGGTACGACCATACCCAAGCGAGTAGCTGGCCGTCAAGGGTGCGTAGGTAGCGCCTGTGATCTCAGCCGATGCCTTGCGGAACCGCTTGTTCATACGCGGACCTTTTACAGCATCGTAGTTCAGCGTGATAAACGAATTGATCGCCATACCATCGAAAGACGTGCCTACATCCAACTGATGCACGTAACCATCGTTCGATCCGTAGTACGTGACCTCATTGCCGCTACCGTCCTCACCTTCCCACACACAGAACACAGGGTCAGGGAAATACACAGGCAGCGAGCCCATGAACTTGTCATTGATAATCGTGTTGTACAGCCCGTATCCGTTCGAGAAGAACAGTCTGTACTGGCTGCGCTCACGATTGGCGCACGCAGCCTGACCGAACTGCCGATTGCCGACAATAAACGGCCGGATGTTTGCTGACAGTGACGCTTGATCGAAGTTGCCGTAAGCAAGCGTCGCATTGAGGCCCATCACACCGCGATCGTCCAGCGAATAAACACCCGCCATATTGGCGGCGGTATAGTCCAGCGCGCCAACGCCGTTGTTGTACGTAACGAGATTGAAGTCCGCAGTCGATGATCCGTACAGGATGAGCGTATTGTTGCGTGTCTGCACCAGCAGCGCGCCACCGCTCTGTGAGCCGGGCAGCAGGATCAGATTCGTGATGCGCTCGCCGGCTGATATTTCGGCCGCACCGAGAATGGCGGTCCATGCAAACGGGGCACCGATGCCGCTTATCTGAAGGCTCGCTACGAAGGCCAAGATCAGATGGTTCTTGAACACAGCAATATGCTTCGGCGCATCGCTCGGCATCCCCGTGGTGATTGGAGCCAGAACGTCGCCGTCGAACTCGAAGGCTTTGTTGATTCCGTCGCAACCGTAGATGCGCGTCTCGCCGGCCGATCCGCCGAAGTTACCCGATACGAACTCGAAATGTCCGCTTGGTGCAAGCGTGATGGCAGTCTGCACACCAGAGAGGGTCACTGTGGCACCACCAGACAGCGTTGCAGCGCCCGCAGCGAAGTTTCCGCCACCACCGCTCGGTGTCGTAATCACAAAGGCACCAGCGGCCGATCCTGTCCATGCGCCAGCCTGCTTGCACACGCGCTTGACGGTAGCAGTCACGGCACCTTGCGTCAGCGTCTCGCCATCGGCAGGTGTGGCGGCCGCACCAACAGTAAAGCTGACGGTCTTGTAGAGCGGCACCGCCACCCACCCACCTGCGCTGGATTTCCATATATCAACAGCGGTCCCACCTGCGTTGTTCCTAAACGCATAGACGGTACCTTCGTACTGCACAACACCCCGCACCGGACCAGAGCCCGTCGGTTTCGAGATCGCAGCGCGATACACATTGGCAGCCAGCGCACTGTACGCAGCCGACAGCGATGCTGTTCCAGTCTGTCCAATCGTGCTGTTGCATACCGCTACAACCGACACGCCGACACGCAAATTCTCGCCGTCACTGAATGTGCCAGTCACCGCAGTCAGCACAAGCTGCCCGGTCGGCGTGGCAATCAGCACGCCGGTTCTGCCCGAAGTCTGCCCGTTGATCGTGTCACCGATCGATACGCCGGCCGACATGGTGACACCAAGGATCGTATAAACAGCGGTCGATGGTGATGTACGACCATCGAAGCGTTCATACCCGGCAATACGCGAATAACCGCCCGTCACGTTGCATTCAAAGTTCAGTGCGTCGCGGGCGACACCGGGCTTCAAGGACAGCGTCGGCGTGACGAGATCGAGACCACCCTTGAGAGCGATCATCTCGTACATCACGCGAGGCATATCCATTGGTTTCATGCGAGTGGTCCTGCCATCTGGATCATCGGCAACTGATTTGCTTCGAGCTTGTCGAGGACAATCCCGTATTCGTTCACGCCTCGGTTGTAGGCTTCGCCGGCCGCCTCGTAGCCACCGTAGAACATCAGTGCTCGCCACACGATCCCCATGTGGAATGTTGCCGGCATCTCGGGCTCGGCCGAATCATCGGCCATCTCGGTAGGTTTCTCGTAGTAGTCGATCGTTACCGTGTGATCACCGTTCGGCACGGGTCCGAACGACAGCGTATTGTCAGGGTTGATCGTGAAGACCAACGGACGGGACTGCGCGTAACGCAGCGCTCCGTACAGGTACGAATTGCGAAAATCGTCGTACTCGACGAAGTTCATAAATATCTCGGTGATGGCACCGCTTGCCGTCACGTAGTTACGTGCGGTATCTAGTGTCCATACCGAAACGTCAGCAGCGACAGCGTCGTAGGCACCGGACTGACCGGCGACAGTGGCGATGGTTGCCGACTTGCGCATCCATCGCCACGTCGTGTGGGCGGACTGAATGTCCAGCCATGCTTGCTGAATCCAATTGACGACCCGCCCCAACTCGCCCGTCTGATTGGCCGTAGTAGTCATCGGCTGTGCCGAGATACCAGCCTCGGCGATCAGACGGTTGCAGAGTTGAAGAAGGTTCATCGCATTAACCCTCGGCCATCAATCGATTGAGCCACTCGATGCCGCGCTGCGTGTCTTCCAGAACCGAGAACGGAAACTGCGAAGAGGTCGTGCGGATAACTTCGTTCTGCGGGTTGAGCGACTCTTCGGCCGACTCGTGTTTGGTCTGTACGCTCATCGGTTTCGAGCGGGCCAGCACCTCAACGTACTTGCGGCGCATGATCCACGGACGACCGACTGGTACCCACTCGGCCTTGCCATTGACATAGAGGTCGATCATCTTGCGCGGATTCTTTTCGTTCAGCGGCTCGACGCGAATCTTGACCAGTTCTTCCATGAACATCATTTCGGCAAAGTCGTTCTTAGTCAGCGACGATACGACCGGCTCGATCGCAATCGATTCGCGATCGATCGGCATGTCAAGCGGCGGAAGAATGAAATTGCCGGCAGTTTGCTGGCCGACTTCCATGTCGGCGGTATGAGCAAGTTCTTGCATGTGATACTCCTTGTGTGGTTGGTACAGGACAACCCCCTGTTGCCAAGGGGCTGTGGTGTTAGGCCACTTGCGGACGGTCAGGCAGGGTCATGCAATCCACCAGAACCTTCGTGATGCCGGTCTGTGAGGCTTGATTGCTGACACCCATCGTCCATGCCGAACCGGTCGAGATGACCTTCGTCAACTGATAGCCAATCGGGCAAAGCGTGTCGGGAATGCCGGGGAACTGCGGAGCGTTGGCAAACACACCAGCGTCCGAGTAATCCACGATCTGACCCTGCACGACCTTGAGTGCTGCGCTGGTGTCGAGACACCAGACGAATACGCCGGCCTTGTTGACAGCGATCGGCAGGAATGCGGCACCGGTCACTGCGTCAGTCGTCGGCGTCGCGCCGTTGCTGGCACCCGTGAAGGTGTACATCTTGCCCTTGATGCTGTAGTACATGACGAGCGCATTGGTGGTCGTGGTGGTCGTGGTAGTACCGACAGCCAGACCTGCCTTGGTGAGCATCGCAGTCAGCGGGGTTTGCTGAAGATTATCCATGGTGCTTGTTCCTTTCGTTGTGTAGAGTTAGCCGAGCGAAATGCTCGGATCGAATGCGCCTACCGGACTGACATAAATCGTCGTTGCG